CTCCATATACCACGCGACCTCCGGACTAATCTTCAACGCGTCGAGATCAGCTTCCGCCCAAGCCTTTTCGATGCTTGTCTGCCCGCTGGCGCGACGACTAGCACTTCGCGTACCTGTGCGCGCACGACTCCGTTGACCCGCCATCACACACCACTGATAGCCAAGCCCCTAGTCGAGCAAGTAGGCGGCGATGCTGTAAGCAATCTCATCCGCATTGTCATGCGTAACCCCGATCTGCACAACGTGCGGAAGAACCTGAGACACAGACACATTCGCGACTTCGCCGACGCCTGGGTACACGGTCAGCACATGCGTGCCGACACTCGCCATCTCAATCGACTCCACCAGATCAAACGTGCTGTCGCTCAACACATCTACGCCAGACAGCTTAACCTTGATCTTCGGCGAACCCTCGTCGTCGACTTCCGACACGTTCACAACAAGCTGAATACCGCTCGCCTTGTAGCCACGAAGCTGCACAGGAGCAGGAGCCTCAGTGCGCACCTCATCCGCCAGAATGATCAGCGAACGAGTCGCAGCCCCAAGATGTTTCACGATCGGTTCCTCAGACACCTTCGAATCCTTCCCTACGAGCCAGCGAACGGGTTGTCGGCGTTCGGCTCACCAGTACCCGTCGACGGTCCAGCCAGTCGCATTTCAGCCGAAGGCGTCAAACCGAATTCGGCGCACAACGCGCGAAACTCCTTAGCCGACTCACGCTCAACCTTCAGCCACGGCGCCTCAACGATACCCTGACTGTTCTTCCCAAGCACACCCTTCTTCTGCCGAACATCAACAGCCTGCCGCCAGACAGCGTATGTCTCGCAAAGCATTTCAAGCGCAGGACCATCGATGTCCTTCAACAGGCCAAGTCTCGGCAGTTCCTCACACACCCGGTCCCACAGCTCAAGCGCAATGGGAGACAAGTGCTTTGGCCGCTTCGGTGGCTTGCGGGTGAACGCTGGCGGCGTCTTGATCTTCCGACCACCGCTATCGCGCCCATTGCCCCTACCTTCGATCAGCTTCAAGTTCGCATGACGAGGCTTCGGTGCTGCCATCAGACTACAAAACCTTCCATTCTCCTTGTGCGCCAGAGCGTTTAGCCCGCTCAGGCGCCCCTGCCTTGTGCCGGAGGCTGATACTCGAACGAACGCACCAGGAGGCGGCGCGACGACATATTCAACTTCCGAAGCCATGGATCAGATGTCGTCGTACGCACAGACCTGGCTTTCGATTTAGTTTCACGCCAACGCGGCGACCTGCTATGCAGCGCTATCATGCCGGGATGAGCAACCACGTTTCTGCACCGGTAACCACGGTCGGCGAGATACTGCCCCAACCAATCAGCAAGGCGCGAAGCGATTCCCAAACCCTGATAGTCAGGCAGCACCACCAACCGATGCAGCATTTTGATGTTGTTCGTACGCGGGTGGCTGAAGTGCCGGTAAGCCACGAAGGCGCACAACTGATCATCTACGGTAGCCACGAAACACTGCGCCGCAGAGACTAGCTCCGAACTCAGATAGTGGTGTCGAGCAAACACTCGCCAAACATCGCGCTTAGCTTTGAAGACCTTGAGGTTGAGGCTGGGTCGGGGTTGAACCGACCTCCACGAAAACTCTTGGGCAGCAACGTCATACACCCAATCAGGTTGCAGCCAATCAACCACGTCATAATGGCAGGTAACCGCCACCAACCGGCGATTCTCGACACCCCGAATCGCCTTCTGCACGCTGTGCGACGCAACCCGCGCCACCTGCCGGTCGACAACGCTCGTGAACTCGTCAATAACCACAAGGTCTTCCGACTCAGCGATAGCGCGCGCCATATCAACGCGGAACTTCTCGCCATTACTCAACGTCGAGTACGGTCGCAGCCACGCCGGAACGGTGCCGAAACCAACGCTTGTCAACAGGTTCGTGATATCGCGAATCGGCATGCCGGTCGGGAACTGATCGATGACCGGCGCATCATCGGACCAATCAAAACGCTCCCGCACCAGATCGCCCCAAATGCGTTTAGCCAGAACGCTTTTCCCACTACCCGACGGCCCGACAATAAGCCCGACGCGCCAATCAGCGTCATCAATCGGCAAGTCATGCCGCCACGACAACGCCAACTTCTCGTCAAGGCTTACATCGAACATGCCCGACACCTGCTGCGCCCTGGCGCTACGCGGCGGATCAACCGTCAAATCAATGTCAACCCTCAACGCCCTAACCCCAGCCTGCCATTGACGTTCTCCCTCAACTGCTCTCAGACACGAAAGCGTCCGTCGTCGTGCTCCAAGTGCTTCCGACGCCAGTCGTCGTCGCGGTACGGCTCCACGATCCGTTCACCGCGATACTCGACATAGGCACCGTACTCGTCAAACCCGTAGGTGCCCGGCGCATCCCACGGCTGCGAACGATCCACGACAAGCTCACCCTCGACCAACTTGGCGAGCGCTGCGGCCTGCCGGATCACATAGTGCCCCGAACTACGCGTAGCGACAGCCTTGAAGGCGAGCCACAGACCGGCGGCGGTGTCCCCGATGTAGAACGGCAACATGCCACGATCACCCCAGGCGCGAGCCTGGGCAATCACATCGAAACTGCGTTCATCGTCGTCGGCCCGCAGCGAAACCCACACCACATCAAGGGCTTCGGCTACCTCGGCCGGGTCGATCCCCCACCGCTGCCACGCGTCGGCCCGATGGTTGTCGATGATGACATCGAACCGGCCCTTCGGAATGTTCACTACCTCTCGGGAGTGGCGCTCCTGCAACACTTTTCCGTATTGCAACCACTTCCATAGCTGCTTGCCGTTATGCAGTCCCAGTACCGGGTCATTCTGCTGGTACCACTTCTCCACGCAGTGGCCCTGCTCAGCGAGCACCATCCCCGCGTACGCCGGTGCCACATACTGCCCAAGCTCCAACACAATCATCGGTACTCAACCCTGCGCTCGACGCGGTTGTCCTTATCGCAGAACACAACCCGCGCACCAGGGAACGCCTCGGCCTGCCGGTACGCGATCACCACACAACGATCACCGACCACACCCAATCGAGCGCCGCCGCCGTTGAGCGTGAACACACCGGGAGTGTCGCCAGGCAGAACGTATGTCGTCCAGCGGCTTCCGTTGTTGAGGTTGACCACATCAACCTGCTCATAGGGCCTGATATCGACCTCGGCCAGCAATTCTGACGCGATGGTGACGCTGCCGACATAATCCACGCTGGCATCGGTCACGTGCAGGTTGTGCAGCTTCGCTGCCACGAACGTTCTCATGAGACTTGCTCTTTCGCTGGCGGCTGATACTCAAATGAGCGCACCACCAGGCGTCGGCTCGACAACGCTTGCCGCTTCAGGCTGCGGCTCTTCGATGTCGTCCGCACAGACTTGCTCCGCGAGTGTGTCTCACGCCAACGGGGCGACCGCGAGTACAGCGCGATCATCGCCGGGTGTGCCACGACATTGCGGTAGCGATAGCCCTGATCAGCTAGCCACTGCCCAAGCCAATCTTCAAGCCGCGACGCGATTCCCAAGCCCTGATAGTCCGGCAGCACGACCAGCCGGTGACCCATCTTGATATTGCGGGTCTTGGCGTGTGGGAAGTGCAGGTAGCTGGTGAAGGCGCACAGTTCGCCGTCTACGCACGCCACGAAACACTTTGCGGACTTCGCGATTTCGGAACTCAGATAGTGGTGTCGCGCAAAAACCTTCCATACAGAGGTCGAAGCCTCGTGGACTGTGAGCCGCATGGCCGGTCGGGGTCGAACCGACCTCCACGAAAACTCAAGCCGCGTAACATCATAGACCCAGTCCGGCTGAAGCCAATCGATTACATCGTAGTGACAGGTGACGGCGACGAACTGCCGGTTGCTGCGCCTGATCATCTTCTGAACACAGTGGGAGGCAACGCGAGCCACCTGCCGGTCGACCACGCTGCTGAACTCGTCCACCACAACCAATGAGCCATCAGACTCGGCAACGGCACGCGCCATATCGGTTCTGAAGCGCTCACCGTTGCTCAAAGTTGAGTAGGGACGCAACCAGGCCGGTACCGTGCCGAACCCGACGCTCGTCAACAGCGCCGTGATGTCCCTGATCGACATATCGCGTGGGAACTGGTCGATGATCGGCTTGTCGGTCCACTCAAAGCCATCGACAACGCGGTCACCCCAAAGTTCGCGAGCCAGAACGGACTTGCCAGCGCCGG